TATGAATGCATATTTTAACAGTGTTGGTCGCCATATGCAGTCCGAAGAAAACAACACACAGTCGTAAATTTTTAAATTACTATATAAATTAAGAACTCAGTTTAAAAGACTTATTAGAAAGCAACAAGGAGTATATTAGATGAATAATCTAGACACAGCAGCCCAGTTTCTCGCCGAGAAATGGAAGCCCATTATTGAGCATCCAAGTCTTCCCCCAATTAAAGATTCTTATAGAAAGAACGTAACATCCGTTCTTCTTGAGAACCAAGAGAAGGCACTACAAGAACAGGCAAACAACTTAGTGGGTGGCGGTATGTCACCCGTAATCGGCGGCGGCGGCGGTAGTGAAGGTGAGATCAAGGGTTTCGATCCTATTCTTATCTCGCTCGTTCGTCGTGCAATGCCTAACCTAATTGCCTATGATATTTGCGGTGTTCAGCCAATGACTGGACCTACCGGACTTATCTTCGCACTCCGCGCTAAGTATGACACCCAATCAGGCACTGAAGCACTCTTCAATGAGCCTGATATGGGATTCGCTGCTGGCACTACACAAGGTTATAATGCACACACAGATCCAACAACCGGCGACCCGCTCGGTACTGGTGGCCAAGGTGCCTCTGGTGCAGGTTGGGCAGGTTATGGTGTTTCTGGTGGTATGTCAACAACTACTGCTGAAACTCTTGGTCAAGCAGGTACTCAGTTCCCAGAGATGGCATTCAGCATCGAACGAACCGCAGTTGAAGCAAAGACTCGCGCCCTCAAGGCTGAGTACACAACTGAACTCGCTCAGGACTTGAAAGCAGTACACGGACTTGATGCAGAGACTGAACTTGCTAACATTCTTAGCACCGAGGTTCTTGCAGAAATCAACCGTGAAGTCATCCGTACTGTTTACCGAATCGCTAAACTTGGTGCCCAGCAAACTGACCTTTACTACAAGGGTGGTTCCGCCACTGGTGGTTTGTCTGGTGCAGGCAGCACTTGGACAACCCAAGTCGGTGGTGTATATGACTTAGACAGAGACTCTGATGGACGATGGAGTGCAGAACGCTTCCGTGGCCTTCAGTTCCAACTTGAGCGCGAATGCAACCAGATTGCCAAAGATACCCGTCGAGGTAAGGGTAACTTTGTACTTGTTACTGCTGATGTTGCTTCTGCTCTTGCAATGAGTGGTTTCCTCCAACTCTCGGGTGCTAAGGGACTCGAAGGTGAAGTAGATGACACCGGTAACACGTTCGTTGGTACACTCAACGGTAAGATTAAGGTTTATATTGATCCTTACTCTGCTGGAGTTAACTATGCTTGTGTAGGGTACAGAGGTTCTTCACCTTATGATGCTGGACTCTTCTACTGCCCATACGTTCCACTTCAGATGGTGCGTGCGGTTGGTGAGAATGACTTCCAGCCACGCATCGGGTTCAAGACTCGATACGGAATGGTAATGAACCCATTCGCTGCGGGTAACAACGCAGCCGCAGACCTTGAACCTACAAGTACATCTGCAATTCGTCAGAACCTGTACTTCCGTATCTTCCGTATTGACGGACTACATGGTGGTGCGGTAGCAGCCGGATCCAATTACCCGTGATTTGAAATCATAATTGAAACAGGGGAGTCTTTCGGGACTCCCCTTTTTCTTTGGATTGATTTTTTTATATATAAATGAAAGGAGTGTACTCTATGAATAAACATAATTGGAATCAACTTTCGGCTAGCAGTAAACGTTATTTAGAACAAGCACAAAACGACAGAATGATTAATGAATCATATCAAGATGGATATCGTCAAGGGTTATCCGAACGTGGGCCAGGGCCTGGTGCATATGCATCAAATCGTCAACAAGGACAACGATTTGATAGATTTGGCAACCCAATTGCAACTGGTGGTCCGGCGAGGAGTATAGGGCCAGCAAATCCATTCTCACTTGAGGCGGGTGATGAATTAGGTATGTCAATGCAGTGGCAGATGCCAGACGACTTTGTTCCACCATCACTTCAAGCAAAACTGGACGCGATTGATCCAGTGAAGAATCCACCACCGAAATGGACAATGATGCCTAATGATCCTAATGAAGATGAACGCATGTATGAACACTACAGACGGCGCATGTATGAGCAATCTACTATGGGAGCAGGCAATGCAATGTCACCAGGCAATGCAATGACAGGACGCATGACCACCGCATCGAGACCACCGGCTGGTGGAGGCGGCGGGCCAAGATCAGGCGGCGGCGATCCCGGCGGCCAAGGCCCGCCCGATGGCGGGTGCGACCACTGCCAAACCGGCGTGCAGACGCCTGGCCCCGGCGGCTCCTTGTGGGAATGGAATGGTAGTGACTGGTTCCGCATTTCATGGGACTCATGCCGAGGCGAGAGATGTTCGCCTTGGAGGGATATTTATGATAGGTCACCGATGTCTCGCCCCGGAGGGCATGGCGGCGGAATAGGATAATCAGCGGCGCTTCACCATAGAACTATTAAAACACTCTCCTTCGGGGGAGTGTTTTTTTATAAATATAATAGGAAAACTATATGACAACAGAACTTCCAGGACTGTCCCCGAATGCCTCCGTTGATATCCTTCAGCGTCAGCCATCTAACACCAACTACATCCAGAACACTGGATTCTTTTTTGGTATCCAAAGACTACCTTCTGTTCAGTTTTTCTGCCAAGAAGTCAACCTCCCCGGCATGAACTTCGGTGAAATCATACAACCAACAAGATTCATCAATGTAAAACATCCAGCATCTAAAATGACATTTGAATCTTTGGAAGTTAGTTTTATTGTTGATGAAGATTTGGCTAACTGGAGAGAGGTATATGATTGGATGCGTTCTATTGTGAACATAGAAGATGCTACAAATCAAGTTTCTCCCGCAGACCAATATTCTGATGCAACTCTCATTTTACTAAACAGTGCAATGAGGGAAAATGTTCGTGTGAAGTTTAATAGTTGTTTCCCTACAAACCTTAGTGGACTACGATTCATAACAACACCAACAGAAACCGAACCACAGATAGCAACCATGACTCTCACATTTGATACATACGAAATAGAAAAGGTATAATAACATGAATTATAAAGACTACTTGAGACAATCATTAAAAGAAGATGCAGGCGACTGGCCATACGGCGGCTCATTTAATACTGGAATATATGTGGATGATTTGATCAACCTTGGTCGACCGACAAGCCACTGGGAAGGTGGAGGATTAGACGGTTTCGGCGAAATGCGCCCTGACGTAGAAGTGCAGGACAAACCAGGATCAGTGCCCACTAATCCGGGTGATGATGGATACGTTTGGGACTCGATGGAGGATTACTACCGATACACATATGGTGATGAATGGTACGATGAAAAATTCGGTGAAGAAGAAGAAGAAGATGAAACTGAGGTAGAACCTAAAGAAGAACCAGAACTTGATACAGAACTAAGTCAAGAAGAGTTAGATGCAATTTTGGATGCAATGAAACATTATAACGTAGTTCGATGACGGACAATTATTCAAATTATGATTTTGGATTCACCGCAGTAGATGCAGACGAACTCGACGGTGGTTCTGAAAGACTGGCAGAGACACAAGAAGTGGCTTCCGAAGTTGCTTCTGAGGTTTCTTCGGCGATTATTGGAAAGATAGAAGACCTTGAAAGTAAACTCAGTTCAGTATTGGTGGCTCTACAGAATACTGAAACAGAAGATTTTACTGTTCCTAATGATGAACTGGCCAGGATCGAAGGAAAGATTGATCAGATTGTATCGCTTGAAACCGATGAACTGGCACAGATGTTTTCACAACAAGGCTCAGACATTCGAGCAATCATCGATGAGGTCGAAGAACGAAAAGCAGAAATCAATGAGGAATATAAAGTCAAGATAGATGATATAAAGAAACTCATTATGCCACTTCTATATAACCTCATGAAGAATCCAGAGAAGGAATACATTCTTTGGCCAAACCGAACAGAAGTCATTCAACAGCAAATCGCAAAGATTGAAGAAGCAACCAAATAGAAGTGTATTATACATATAGAAAAGATATAAAGG